CTGCAGCAATACCAAGAGTTTTTGCTGAAGTGGTATCTGAAGTATTACTTGCTAATCTTACAGACGGTCTTTGTCCTTGTGCACCATATAGATAAACTGCTTGACCTTTACTAATTGTTGAACCATTATTGTTGTTAACTAAAACTATAATTTCTTGACCAAGTGTTACTTGAACATTTGGATTTAATTGTAAACCTAATCCACCTTCTCCTGAATCCCATGCAAGCGTTGATGTAGATGCTGAAGTATTTTCGGGGGTAGTATCAAAAACTATATAATCAGGATAAGTAACACTATCTACACTAGTATAATTACCTGTTGAATTAATCGTTACAGTATTGTTAGTATCATTTGCTAATATCGATATATTTTCACCTGAAACAAATTTTAAATCTTCTGTTGTAGTTAAAGCAGTTATTACTTGTGAAGATGGACTAGTAGATATAGTTCTAAAACTTGGGCCACCACCACCTCCGCCTCCACCACCAGAAACTTCTGCATTGCTATCCATCCATATTGTTCCAACATCTAAAGTACTAATGTCTGGTTGTTCTGGAGAATATATTACAGAGCCTCCACCACCACCTTGTAATTCAGTCCATGCACCATTAACATATATCTTAACAACATCATTTGTGGTATTAAAATATAAATCACCCTCTGACCCAGTTGCTGGATCTGAGGCTAAATTTGATAAATTCAGCGGTGTTAAAAACCTTTTTGCCATTTTAATCCTTTGTTGAGGGGGTCAGATTTCTCCAACCCCCTACGTTTATTACTATTATACTTTAGCCAATAACTACGACTCGTAAAGAGTCTGCTGCTACGGCTGCAGCGGTTCTAATAATTACTCTGTTCACAGTATCTCTGTCAACGTCAACTTCTACTGTTTCATATGTTGATAATTCATAAACTTGAACTGTTACGTCTCTAGTTCCTAAATTATGATCGATATTGAATTCAGCAGCATTGCCTACAGTTACAGCATACTTTCTTGTGAAAGAATCTGCTACTAAGGCTGTTCCTAACGCTGTTTTATCTACTGCTAATCCACTTGCTGTTGATAAGTATGAAGCGGATGCTGCTAGGATTACTCCAGCAGTTAATGTTCCAGCACTAGTACCATTGTCTGTGTATGTAAAGTCAATAGTTCCAGAATCTGAAGCCATTGCTCCAACTACATCTTCAACTGCTTCTTGGAAGTTAGTGATATCAGATGATGTGTGAGTATGTCCTGCTAATGAAAGTGCATATGTTGCAGATCCATTGTTTGCAGACCATTTTGCTTCTGACTCGTCCCAGAAAAGAGAAGAGTTAGGCAGATCTCCACGTTCAATTTCAATACCAGCATCAACCAAAGGTGTTCCAGTTTGATCAGCATTGAACAAAACGATGTTATCTTCTATTGTTAATGTTTCTGTATTAATATATGTTACAGAACCACTAACTGTAAGATTTCCATCTACTGTTAAATCACCAGCAACTGTTACATTGTCTGGTAAACCAATTTGTACAACACCTGCTGATGCAGATACTGTTACTTCATTAGCAGTTCCAGATACACTTGTTACACCAGTGTTGGAAATTGTTAGAGAAGATCCTTCTCCTCCACTTCCAGAAACACTAATTCCTGTACCAGCACTTGCTCCTGCTACATAGTCACCAGTTGTATCAGTTCCTAATACTACGGAGTTTGCTCCGATAGCAGCAGTAATTGTAATATCTTGTGAACCATTAAAAGATGCACTACCACTTAAGTCTCCACCTAAACTAATTGTTCTAGCGGTTTCTAGTGTAGTAGCAGTACTTGCATTACCAGTTAGGTTTCCAGTAGTAATAGTGATATCTGATGTTCCATCAAATGACGCACTTCCACTTAGTGTTCCACCCAAAGATATTGTTCTTGCTGTATCTAACGCTGTTGCTGTTGCTGCGTTTCCTGTTGTGTCAGCATTAATTGTTGAAGGTAAACTTAGTGTTACGTTACCTGCAGATGCAGATACTTCAACTTCGCTTGCTGTTCCAGTTACGCTTAGTACACCAGTGTTTGTAATTGTTAAACTATCTGACCCATCATTATAGTTTAAGTAAATTCCATTACCAGCATCTAGCAATTCTGCAACTGCGTCTCCAATGAATTCAGTACTTCCTACTGATACCCATGCAGATGCACTTCCACTGTAGATTTTTAAAACATCTGTAGCAGTGTTGTAATAAATTTGACCAGCCTTTCCAGTTCCTGGATCGGATGTCGCATTTTGGACAACGGCTTTTATGAGTTCATTACTATTAAGATCTAAACTTGTTAAAAATTTTCTTGCCATTTATTTCGCCTCCCTTTTTTTATGAAAGATATGCTTTGCCAGAAAATGCTCCGTCAAAGGTTAACCTTACAGTAGTTGCATTTAGATATTCGTATGACCCCTCAACGACTTGTCCAAATGAATCTACTACTGTTATATTGGGAACGAATCCCAAATTGTGCGAGACTGTCCATATTTGTGCAGGTGTTGTTTGCGTATGTACATATCCCAATTCTTGGTTTGTTACTAAATCAACTGGAGTTCCCCAACTAGTGGTTGTTTTTGGACCATACATTTCGTGGGTATTTGTATTTATATAAAAATCCCCTACTGATCCAAGGGAAATGTTTGGTTCTCCAGAACCATTTAATACACTAGCACCTCTTGGTCCTTGTGGACCTGATGTTCCAATGTTTAATGTAACTATTTCTTCGTTTACTAGTAACGTAACATTTTCTTCTGATACTTGCAAAAGTGATGGCTGTTCAACTACTTGAACCGTTACTCTACCATCTGCCATTAACGTGTCACCTCTGGTGTGACAACAAAGTTTCCTTCAATAAGTCTATCTGTTATGCCACCACTTGATTCTATTTCTAAATCATAAACCCATGCTCCTGCTGGGAAATTCTTTGTTACTTCATCTGATATTAAAATGTCTATAGTTCCAGCACTACCACCTAGTGTTATACCACTTGCTGATGTTAAACTTGCTATTGTTGTTGTTGAGTAATGTGCTTCACGTACTTGAAGTCTTGATGAATATCCTGATAGGTTTACAGGCACGTCTTCTATCTTATAAGTGATAGTTTTACGAAATGTACTTCCTTGTGGACATAAAAAGTTAACTTGCCCTGGGGTCATAAGGGTCTCCTACGAGGCGGAAGCCTCATCTTCATTATACCAAATTATTTATCGACTATTGCAGTCATAATGCTCTTAATTACTTCTAATTCCCCAGAAATTTCAGAAAGTTCATTTTTCATTTTATTTTGATCTCTACGAATGTAATCAATTTTGTCTGACATGCTTGATCCACCGTTTGGCATTATTTGTCTTTCAATTTTTTCTAGGCGTTCTAGTAATGTGTCGCCTTTTTTATTTTTTCCAAGTAGTCCTTCAAATTTTCTTGCTGTTGCATATCCTACGGTTAATGCAACTCCGATGATGGTTAAAGTTTGCCAGGTTTCGGCGAGGGTAGAAAGAATATTCATTTCCATTGTATTAACAATTATAACATTGACTTTATCAACATTAAGCATTATAATTAATGTATGACTAAAACTGAAGAAGTTGTAGAATATTATCTTACTACCGCCGATCGCTGCGATAGATGTTCGGCACAGGCTTATGTTCGGGCGACAGGTGTAAACGGAGAACTATACTTCTGTGGACACCATTTTGCGGGGATGGAAGAAAGCCTATCTAAATGGGCATTCGAAATTATAGATGAAAGAGAAAGATTAGTTGAAAACAAATTAAAAGGTTCGGCGAATTGACAAAAAGAGAATAGTCGTATATAATAGATATACGGTCTGTTCGGGACTAGTGTTAGTCCATCTAGACGGTTTCAAATCCGTTCGAACAACTTGGGGATCTGCCTACACCACCACACCACGGCAGGTCCCCTCCTTAATTTTATAAAGGATCGAAAATGAAGTCCGAAATTAAAGTCGGCGAAATATGTACACAATCTCCCTACCCTTGCAAACCATTTGCTTAAAAAGCACCTATTGCAAAAATGTGGGGTATATGGTAATATTATTCCTATGAATGCAAAACCATGGGATCTATTAAACCCTAATATAGAAAATGTTCCAGATGAAATATTTGCTGAAAGAATTAGCAAATGCTATGGATGTGATCATTTTATTAAAATGACTGCCCAATGTAAAAAATGTGGTTGTTTTATGAATTTGAAATGTAGATTACCCCATGCTGAATGTCCCATTGGATTATGGGATAAATATCAGGGATAGTTTTTCTACCCCCGAATATTTATAAGAAATCTATATTGATAATGATTCTTTTAGAATGTTCTTTAGGTTTACTTGAAGAATGATATCTTAAACCATCAAATAACACAGCATCACCTTGTTTAGGTGTATGTCTACTATGAATTGTAAATTCATTAGGCATATCATCTGATCCTAGTTCATGAATTTCGTTATACATAAAAGTATCCCCATCGGAGTCGTTTACGTAATACAAAAGAACATTATGAGCATATTTAGCGTCAACATGAGCATGATGTTGTATATCATTAGGAGACCAAGTGTTCAATGCTGCTCTTACTCTAAAAATAGAATTAGCACTTACACCTGTTTTTTCTTCCATAAAATATAACAATGGTTTAAACTCATCATACAAGGAAGACATTTGTTTTCCATCATAAGATAGCATGTGATAAAAACCATATTGAAACCCCTCAAAATTTGCATCTTTAGAGTTAGTTTTTTCATAACCAGAAGTGTTTTCATTCCAATACCATGGAAAATCATTTCCAGTAGTAAGTTCTAGTAAATGATCAGAATATGATTTAGGAACCAATGGTTCTATTCTTTCAAGTAGCATATATGCCTTTCTGTAGAGTACTAATTATACCCCTTTAGATAATATTTGTCAATATTGATCTATCTTATATAGCACATATATGGCTAATAGTAGTATAGAGGAAAATAGGAAATAAGAAGCATTAATCAGAATATCCATCTATACCCCCTATTTTGATGGCTTACGCCATTCTCTCAAATTCCTACAAGTATCACACATATGATTATATCCATCAGTAGAATTCTTATTTTTACTAAAAAAGATAAATTGTTTCAATACCCCACACCATGAACAAGTTTTCATTAATTATATTATATAACCATTTAGATACCCCCTGCGTTCCTTTATAGGGTAGAGGCAAGGGGTATGGTCCGTGCTAGACGGAGAGTTCTTAGGGAGCGTGTCCCATACAAGATCTCGGTATAAACATTATAGACCCATTTTTAACAAAATCTGAATTTTTTGTAGATTTGTACGATACACATTTTAAAAAAGATCTGCCTAAATTGTTAGTGAGCACATATTTAGTAGGGCAAGCGTAAAATAGTTTTATTGCCTGCCCTTAAAATAGTTTTTAAATAAGTTCTTCGTTCTTTAGACAAGGGAAGATAACTTCTACATCTGGCGTTAGTTCATCTTCTACCCAACCACCATTGTTATAGATTGCAGTCATGGCTCTATCTACATCTATACCCTCGCCATATAGAAATTGTGTTGCTAATATATCGGCTGTGTATTTATCGACACAACCTTTCTTGTCGTACTTATTCCACACGCCTACTAGTAGTAGTGTCATGATGATAGTGTATGTGATGACTACGGCATACTTGCCTCGTTGTGTTAGTTTCATTTGATAACTACCTCGCTTATTTCTGCACCTAGTGCAATAGTATTTTGGATAATCTCTAATGCGTGTGCAATAGAGTGTGTTTCGTAGATGAACGGCACTTCTAAGCCGTCATTTAACTTACTTGTTATTGATATTGTATTCATTTAGTAACCTGCCTTATTCATGCCACAATGGTAACATAACATCTTTAGAGTGTTAGAGTATATCTCTTCGCCACATTTAAAACACTTATCCATTTATTTTGTACCCTTTCGTTTTGATACTAATCTATCTAGGTGACAATCATAGCATGTCGCTATATTGTGTAATTCATTGGTATTGAACACTAGGTTTTTTATTCTAGTGCTTAGTACCATTTTGGTAATAGGTGTTTCGCATATCATGCAAACACAACTAATGTCTATAATTTCTGTATTCATTTTAACTTACCTTTCTAGTAAATCTTTGTGAGGTTATTTTATTTGCTAGGCTCATACCCTTTCGGGTCTTATTTGCTAGGCTCACCTAACCTCTTTATACTTCTACTCTATACTAGGGGTCTGACAAAATCAAGCCGACACGCCGTGTTGCGTTACACTTTCTTTGTGACCTTCATCACATGGGGGCGGGCCCAATGTCCGTTTTGTCTCTGGCTTATTTGCTAGGGCTCATCCCTTTCGGGCTTATTTGCCTAGGCTCATCCAGAGACTAAATCTTTAGGCTATTCGCCTCGCCAGATTTTGTAAAACTGGTCGTAATCAGGCTCTACACCCTCTGGGAGTTCAGCCTCCCAAGCCTCTTGGGCTTCAACGTATCCTCTCATTTGGATACCTCCTTAATTTCTATCTATACTTTAATCATAAACGAGGGGTCTGACAAAAACAGGGCGACACGCTGTATCTGCGTTGTAAATCTTTTTGTGACCTTGCTCACATGGGGGCGGGCCCCGAAAGGCCGTGATCCTGGCTTTACAACCTCACGAATGTAGGCCAAGTAATTCCACATGCTGCTTGGAATTTAGCGTCATCAAATCTTTCATTATTGGCTAAAAATAAATCACCAAATTCCATAACGATTTCTTCAAATGTTGTTTGAGGCAATTCATCTTTGAATTGATTTAATATAGTAGCCACTTGTTGGAAGTGTTGTCTTGAGTATGTCATTTTTATCCTTTGTTAGTTAATAATAATAACTTATCACATACCCCTGACATTTGCAAGGCGACACGCCGATGGGGGCGGCCCCAGTGTGACGAACCTCACAAAAATAGTTTGCGACACGCCGAGGTTTTAGCCCTAAAATGTCAGACCCCTATGCTAGGATTTTAGTATAAGATAAAAAGTTAGGATATAAATATGGGTTATAT